CTAGATTATATTTGTTATATACTTGTTGAATAACAACAGGAGAAACAAATGGCAGTAAGAAACTTTAATGATGCAGAAAAGCAGAAGCTAATCCAAATCATATCACAAGGCTCACAAGTATTGGGCGAAGTTGAAGACCTTAAAGGTGGTTTAAAAGACACAGTAAAAGCAATATCAGAAGAGCTTGAACTAAAACCAGCATTAATCAATAAAGCAATATCTGTGGCACACAGAGGCAACTATCAAAACATTGCCGATGACATGGACACACTTGAAAGCATACTAAACACAGCCGGCAAATTATAGTGTTAAAAGTACTCAAAGAATTTTGGGTAGAAAGTTATATCACAGACAAACTTGCATTTTATTTGGAAGTATTCTCTGTTGCTATCACAGTTTGGGGATCAGCACTACTAACTTTTACTTCCCCCGGACCCGACATGCAATGGATTTTTCCGTTGTATCTTTTAGGGTCAACCACACTAGCCGTTGCGGCATATCGTAGAAGAATTATTTGGACTTGCTTTTTGGCATCATGGTTTACTATAATGAATGTAATAGGAAACATAAGAGTATTTTTTTAAATGAGTTACATAGACGCACTATACAAAAGAGACTAAGATAAAATATATGTTGTAGAACGTGATCCTAAAAAAGGTCGTGTGTTTGTAGAGTATGACGCAAGGTATGTGTTTTACTATCCAGACGCAAGGGGCAAACATAGAAGCATGACTGGGGAATCTTTACAAAAGGTTACCTGTGCAACACACAAAGAATTCATCAAGGAGCAAAGATTAAGGTCCAATAAGTCTCTTTATGAACAAGATATCAACCCAGTGTTCAGATGCCTTGAGGAGAACTACTTAGGCAAAGAGACTCCCAAGTTGAACACTATGTTTTTTGATATTGAAGTTGATTTTGATCCTGAAAGGGGTTATTCAACTACAGATGATCCGTTCATGCCCATAACTGCCATCAGTTGTTATATGAGCTGGACGGATCAACTGGTTACACTTGCAGTACCTCCAAAGACAATCAGTATGCAAGATGCAAAAGTTTTAACTGAACGTTTCCCTAACACAATGTTGTTTGCAAAAGAGAAAGATATGTTGGACGCATTTTTAGAACTAGTTGAAGATGCAGACATACTATCAGGGTGGAACAGTGAAGGTTATGATATTCCGTACACAGTGGGTAGAATACAAAAAGTATTGAGTTCAGATGACACAAGACGTTTGTGTTTTTGGGGTGAAAAGCCTAGAAAGAGATTATTTGAAAAATATGGCAAAGAACAATTAACATTTGAGCTTGTTGGCAGAGTACATTTGGACTTGCTAGAACTTTATAGAAAATACACATATGAGGAAAGACACAGTTTCAGATTGGACGCAATAGGCGAACATGAACTAGGAGAAAGAAAAACAGTCTATGAGGGATCACTAGATGCACTTTATAAAAATGACTTTGGATTGTTCATAGAATACAACAGACAGGATACATTACTACTAGCCAAACTAGAAAAGAAATTAAAATTTATAGAACTTGCAAATGAAATTGCACACCAAAATACTGTGCTACTACAAACCACAATGGGTGCTGTTGCAGTAACCGAACAAGCCATTGTAAATGAGTCGCATAGAAAGGGTCTTATTGTGCCTGGAAGAAAATACAGAGACAAGGATGCTCCACCAGTATCAGCGGCAGGTGCCTATGTGGCAACTCCGCAAAAAGGAATACATGACTGGATTGGGTCTATCGACATCAACTCACTGTATCCAAGTGTTATTAGAGCATTGAACATGGGACCGGAAACTATCATAGGACAGATAAGACCTGTGATAACATCAGCAGAAGTCAACAGGGCACTACACCAAAAGAAATCATTTGCGTCAGCATGGGACAGTCAATTTGGTAGTTGGGAATATGTTGCAGTAATGAACAAAGAAAAAGGTACAGAAATTGTTGTGGATTGGGAAGACAAGACCAGTGTGAGAATGAGTGCGGCACAACTGTATGATTTAGTATTTGATGGCAACAACAAATGGATGTTGAGTGCAAATGGTACAATATTCACATATGAGTATGAAGCAATTATTCCAGGCTTACTAAAACGTTGGTATGAAGAAAGACAAGAGATGCAGAGAAAAATGCGTGAATGCGGAGACAACGAAATCGAAAGAGAATATTGGGATAAAAGACAACTTGTTAAAAAGATTAACTTGAATAGTTTATATGGTGCAATCCTAAATCCAGGTTGTAGATTCTTTGACATAAGAATAGGACAATCAGTCACACTTACTGGCAGATGTATTACAAAACACATGGGAGCCAAAGTAAATGAGATTGTTGCAGGCAAGTATGATCACAAAGGTGAGAGTGTTGTGTATGGAGACACAGACTCGGTCTACTTCTCAGCATACAAGACACTAGAAAAAGAGATTAAAGAAGGGTTGATTCCATGGACCAAAGATTCTGTGCTAGGACTGTATGACAAAATAGCAGAAGAAGTTAACGGATCATTTAAATCATACATGACCAAAGCATTCCATTGTCCAGCTACAAGAGGAGAAGTTATTGCGGCAGGTAGAGAACTTGTTGCATCAAAAGGTTTATTCATCACGAAGAAAAGATATGCTGTGTTGTATTATGATGTAGAAGGCAAGAGAACAGATACGGAAGGAAAAGACGGCAAAGTAAAAGCCATGGGACTAGATCTAAAAAGATCAGACACTCCTGTATTTGTACAAGACTTCCTAGGTGAAATATTATACCTAGTACTGCAAGGCAAAGATGAGAAAGATGTGCTAGATAGAATTAGTGAATTTAGAGCAGAGTTTAAGGCAAGACCAGGGTGGGAGAAAGGATCTCCCAAGAGAGCAAACAACATGACCAAGTACCAAGCGGCGGAGGCGGCCAAAGGCAAAGCCAACATGCCTGGACACGTTAGAGCCAGCATGAACTGGAACAGATGCAAAGAGATGTATGGTGACAAATATTCGATGACCATAACAGATGGTGCAAAAGTAATTGTGTGCAAACTGAAGCAGAATCCTATGGGCTATACAAGTATTGCATATCCTGTAGATGAAATGCGTATTCCGGAATGGCTTAAAGAACTGCCATTCGATTCAGATGCTATGGAAGCCGCTATATTGGATCAAAAACTAGATAACTTAATAGGTGTATTAGGATGGGACGTACAATCCACAGAAACCAGTAATACATTTAACAAACTATTTGAATTCTAAATACAAGTATGTTAAGCATAGAAGAAATAAAATTACTAATAGAAAAATTAGAAAAAGTTAAAAAAGAGGATCTACAGGAACTGATAGATTCAAACCTTAAAATATTAAAGGATGTAGCATTAGCCATTGATGCTAACAACGATCAAGTAATTGATAGACTAGACAAAACACCCGAATGGTTCGCTCTCGATAATCAACAAAAACAAGGAAAGCCACTAGTAGATGAAGCATTACAGAGACAAGTACAATTAAAAATATTTCAGTTTGGACGAACCAATGTATACAACAGTTTAGAAATTGGCCCAGGCAATGGTATGTTTTCTATGGATTTTAGAACATGGGGTCAACAATTTTATCTAGATGTACTGCCACAAGTGGAAGAACCAATTAGAAAAATGTTTCCATCTGCACATCAAAAACGTTTAACATTTTATCAAACAAAAAATACAGAGTGTTCAAACATACCACAGGGCAGTTGTAACTTTGTGTTTAGTTGGGACACATTTACATTCTTTACACAGACCCATATACAACAATACATACACGACATCAAAAGAGTGTTGATTGACGGGGGTTATTGCATGATACAGTATGCAGACTGTCACTATGATCTAGATTTAGATAATGCTAAAAGAGGTTACTGGAACTACAATACCAAAACAGAAATGACTAGAATGATTGAAGAAGAAGGGTATGAAGTAATCGAAATGAATCAATTTCGTCCAGGTGCCAATTATGCTGTATTTCAAAAACCTGGTAAACAAAATCCGGTTGTTTATAAAAAAATAGAAATAACACTTGCTTAAGACCTAAATATCCTATACAATAAAAACATTATGATAGACATCTTAAAAGACATCGTTAAACACACGCATGGATTAGGATTTTTAGATCTTGTTAAAATCAGTGGTAGCACTGAGGAAACTGCAATTGATTCAATGGCAGAAGACAGATCTGTAATCTTGCAAGGGTCTTTTCACAAGCCACAAACGGAAATGTCTGGCACGTTTGGAATGCCTCAATTGGGTAAATTAGATATCCACTTGAAGTGTCCGGAATACAAAGACAAAGCAAACATAACTGTACTATCCGGTGAGAGAGCCGGAGCAACTGTTCCTACAGGAATTCATTTCGAAAACG